ATGGAAACGTACTCTACCATTGCAAGCTATGCCGCATTAAGTGCGGCTGTTGGTGCCGACGAGCTCATGGTAGCATTATCTCGTATGGTTATTGCCTTGGTGAAGCAATATCAATATTCTAAGATTGACGTATGTGAATTAGTTTCTGATTTTAACAAGAAGTTTGGCTTTGAACTTTCCTACCATCCCATGCAAACAATAATTTCTCAATGTATAGAAGACGGATTTTTTGAATATAATTCAGCTGATAAATCCAAAATTGTTCCTATCTACGCCAAGGTGGATAATGAGGTGTTTATGGATATCGTTGCTGAAAAGGATCGGTACTATTCCGAGGCGATTTCCAAATTTGACATTTACTTGCAGAATGAACATAATCTTTTTTGTTCTAAGGAGGACTTATCTGATAAAATACAGGCTTTCGTAGAAAGACATGGTATAGCATTTAAAAGCGATCGCACCATTGCATTTAAGACCAAAAACGACTTTCTATTTTCTGCTTATTTGTTAGAGTGTGAAGAGTGCGGAGATAATACAATGTTGGATTACATTGATGAACTAACATTGGGGCGTGCCTTTGCAGAATTGATAGCGTACACTGAGGATGGGGCTTCAAAAGTAAATGAAGATACCAGGGTTTATTTAGATACAGGGATTCTTTTCAGAATTTTAGGTATTGACGGGATAGACCGCTCTGCGCACTATGCTAAATTTATAAAGGATATGAAGCATATCGGCATAACGGTATGCGTATATGAGCACACCTACAATGAGCTGATGGGGATTATAGATAACAGCGTTCATTGGGTTAATAATCCATACTATGAACCATCCAAAGCATCTCAGACGGCATATTTTTTTGTGGAGAATGGGTGGAGCAAAGATAGAATAGCAGAGTTTTCTGCACTAATCAAAGAAAGACTTACTAAAGATTTTGGGATACAGATAGAACACATACCCTATCCCAAGGTAGAGGACATCCGCACAACGCATGAAGCAGATATTAGGGCCAGAATTGTTGATATCTATAAGAAAAATAATCCTACATGGGATGAAACCATGAAGGGATATACTGTCGATCAAGACGCTCGTTCCCTTTTTTATACGCTTCATAAAAATCAAGGCGAAATCGTATATGCTATCAGTGATGTTAAAAACATTTTTGTTACAACAAACCGAACCCTTGCATCCGTAGGTGCAACTATTTCTAGGCCAGCAAAAAAGAGCGATAACTATATACCTATCTGCATGACAGACATACATTGGGGCACATTAATTTGGTTTAGCAACCCTGTAACAATTTCGACATTTAATAAAGCTCGTCTAATTTCTGAGGCTTACGCTGCATTCAGGCCAACTCCCTCTGTCTTAAAGAAATTGAGTGAACAATTGACAAGGCTTGAAGCAGAAGGAACTCTTTCTGCTGAAAAATGTTACATGCTACGGACTAGCCCTGTTGCCCATAAGCTACTCGCTAAGTTGACAAAAAACGAGGATACCGGGTATAGCGAAAAGACTCCGTTTGAAATCTTGAGCGATATTCAGGAAAAAGCGTATGCGAAAGGAGCTGCTGAAGAGCGTAAAAACACCGAATTAGTACAGGATGAGAAAGAACAAGCTGAATTCCGGCTAAGGATTGAGCAGCTCAAAGTCAAAAAAGCCGAAGCAGAAAAAGTCCTTAACGAGAAATATTCAGAAATGAAGAGGCTGAAAATTGAGGATACACATCTTCAAGAAAAAATAATTGATGATGGGGATAAGTCAAATCAGATCAATACGGAAGTTCAAGCAAGGAAGAAAACGGTGAAATTTTTACTCGCTGGTTTTTTGGCGCTATATACTATAGTAGCCATAGCTATGTATACTAAATCTGCGGACTTGTTTGGGCTATTTACGTTTGGAATCCCTGCCTTGATGTATATAATATTTCTTATGTGGGGCCATGAATTTTCGCCTTTTGCAATCCTTCGGATTTCAGAGAGGCGTCAGGTTAGCAAATTAAATAAGCAACTCAAGTACGACTTCCAAATTACGCAAGACCACCTGATACAAGCAGAGGAATTGCAAGTGAAAATCTCTGTTTTAGAGCCAGAAATTGCACGAGCTGAAGAAAATTTGAAAAACCTACAAGAAACTCTTGGTAAATATTCCGGAGACTATGTGATGGTGTAGTTTACTTGCGTCAGGAGCGCAACCTCACTATATGGAAACTATCCAACTATACGTCCTCCTCCTCATGCTACACTAAACCTGTATTTAAGAGCGGATAGGGCGAAGTAAAAGAGGGCGAAAAGGATGACTAAGGGATGCACTATGCCCCTCCGCAGAAACCTATCTGAGGAGGGTCTGGACATCAACGACATCTTAGACGGTGGAGGCACGCTGCAACAAGATTTCTTTGAGTAGTGCCTTACAAGAATATATTACTACCAATTTCTTTTTATCTGTTCGGACAGAGAGAATCTGTGCCCAACAGAAAGAAAACCTCTATAATTGCTGATTTTCAGTAGTTACAGAGGTTTTTACTTTATCTATTGTAGAGGACTTTCTATAATAAATTAAGCCTATTTTTTGAGCTGATTTTAGAAATGGTGCCAAAATGGTCCAAAATGCTGCCCGGCAAAGATATACCGCGAGTTGAGCGTTTTTTGCTCAACTCGCGGCTTTTTCCTTCATGAAAGCATGTTATAAATTGCGCTATGATATGCGTCTAGTACAAAATTTTTGCGCTCTAAACGGACATCCACATACCGCGCCGTCACAGCATTCATTGAAGTGGGAATATTAAGCTGGATGCCCACCCCTTTCAGACTGTGCCCCAGGATTTGACTGATGGTATAGAAGTCGCCGGTAAGCTCGTGCATATTGGTGGCGGCAGTATGACGTAGGTCATGGAAACGAATGTGGGGCATTCCAAGCTGTTTTAGAAGGAGAGCAAATTTTGAGGAAATCGTCACTCGGCCCTCTGGTCTTCCGTCTGGCTTAGATATGACAAGGTCATTATCGAAGTAGGAACCCCCAGCATCCAGCAACATAGCCCTTTGTCGCTGCTGGCTTGCAAGCTGTTGTTCAAGGAGAGGAAGTGTGGTAGCTGTAATCGGCAGCACCCGCTCGGAGGATTTCACAGGGGCCATCTCCTTTATGCATGTTGTCCCTCTTGGCAAATCGTAGGGGAGCTGTTCTACAACTGCAAATGTGCCCTCTTTGAGATTGACGTTGCGCCAGCGTAGGCCCAGAATTTCACTGATACGCAAGCCGTATAAGCCGGCAAGAGTGATGGTCAGCTCCAAAGGAGTGCCGATGGCGCTACCCATCAAAGTTTTCATTTGATCGACTGTATATGGGTCAGGTGTCTTGCCCTGTTTTCCAAAACGGGTGATGATGTCGCGCGTGGGGTTGCCCTCAATGTAATGATATTTCCGGGCGTGCTCCAGTGCTACGCTGAGGATGCGTTGGACATAGCGTATTGAGCTCTGCGAAAGGCCCTCATCAGAGAGGTCGGCGAATAGCTTGTCCAACCGAGCGGGGGTGAGCTGGTTGAGAGCAATATCACCGATGTGAGGTTTTATGTGATTTTTGATATTGCTCTTGTATCCGGCAAGTGTACTGGGGCGAAGGTTTGCCTTGCCGTGGTTCTCAATCCAATCGTCCATGTATTCCCCGATGGTTCGCTTGGATTGAGCCGCGGTAGGTGGAGCATAGGATGGGTTGATTAGCTTGGCTCTCATTGCAGCCTCATATTCGAGAGCAGCCTTCTTTGTGGCAAAGCCCTTTTTTGAGTGAGTTTTGGTTTGCCCGCTACTCCTATATTTGATATTGACATCATATACAAGACCACTCCGCCCGGTTAGTTCACCGGAGGAATTGCGTTTGTTTTTGACGGTGCGTTCTGATACAGACACTTTCATGCTCCTTTCTTGAGGGAGCGGCGGTAGTATCTATGACTACCGCCGCTCCCATAGCGTTTATGCTCAGCAAGTTTTTGGGGTAGAGACTTTATGGCGATGATAGTAGTCAAGAATTGCTTCGATGTACAGGAGACGACGGTTGCCAATTGGAAGAAATTCAAGCTCTCCACGATCCATAAGGGTACGCAGGGTGTTTTCACCGATGCCACAGAGCTTGGCCATATCTTGGGGTGACTTAAAATACGGGAAAGCTTCGTGGGGTTTATAATTTTCAACTTTTTTCATAATAGATCCTCCTTTTAGTTAATGATATACGGATAAAATGGAAGGCATTCTTCTATAGTAGTCTTAGGCCTCGGTATCCACGTCGCTCTGAACCATTTACCCGCTTTACAGGGACCACGTCAGGTAGAGATGTTCGAAGTGCAGAATTGAGTTGACGTGCAAATTCAATCTCAGTCAGATACGCTCCGTCACCGTAGTCGTTATACGCCTCCGCTAAGGCTTTGGTAGATATTTCTGAATCCTCTGCGTATTCACACCGAGTTTCCACAAATATCTGCACGGCTCTTGCTCCGGCGCTGCCCTCTTCTATATCAAAATCTAGAGGCACCGGCACTCGCGTTACGCATTTTCCACTTTCCGCAAAGCTACGAAAAGCATCCAGTGCTCGGGAGATAATATGTCCTCGCTCCTGCAGAAAAATCTCGTACAATTTAAAAACTTCGTCATCCGCATTTGCCCGGTACATCATAGGGATAATTACCATGCGATCAACAAGTGCAGTCTCTCGGGAAATATTAGGAATACGAATGGCGTAATTTCCGGCAAATAGCAGGAGGGGCTTATTGTCAAATGTGAATGGGTCATGATACTTCCTCTCGCCTTTAACCGCGTCATCGCCCACCATCTGCTTTATAACGCCAATCGCTTCGCGGGGTAATGGGGCATCTTGGAGATCCAAGCACATCGCCAATTTTTTGTCAGCAAGTGATCCGCAGGTAAAACGACCTCCGAAATCTCCAATGTCTTGTACGTTCATCACGTTTTCCTTGCCGACAAGCTCTCGTAGAAAGCGGCCCAGTTGGCTTTTCCCGGTCCCTGTGGGTCCCAATAACGCGTAAAAATGTTTTACAGAATATCCCATGATTACAAATGCAATTAATTCCAGTATCTGTATTCCCACAGCAGGGTGCCATTGATTTGCCAGCGCCATAAACCGCTCAAAATTTTCTCCTTGATTAGGCGGGTCTTTCACTTCCGCCAAGCCCATGTCAATAAAATCGAAAAATCCATCCTCCGGGTCATGTGGAAGAAAACAGTCGGATATCACATCAAGGGTTCCGTCTGCAAGATTTAAAAGTCCATCATGAGGCCGAAATGGATGTTTCCGTTCAATGTGTTTGTCGATGAGGAGAAGTCTATAGATTTCCGCACACTCTCGCTCGGTCAAGTAATCTGCAAGATTGTGCACTTCTAGGCACGAGCGCACGGTCATCTTTGCCATTCGCTCGTCCAGCCTCGTCCAACAGGGTGCAGAGTATAGGCACAATGTTCCCTCAACAATTGCAAGCAGCAGCTCGTCTCTTACAAATTTTTCTAAGTTGACAATGTCCCGCTTTATCTCCTGTTTTCCCAAGCCCTTTGAGGTGTCTGGCACTTGCTCCTTTTGTCGAGCTTTGCGCATCACTGGTAGCTGCCCATATCCAATTGCCTTTTGCACTTCCTCATCAGTCGCGCGGTAGAGGTTCGATGTGACTGCCTGATAGTCGTTATCCTCTGTAGGGGGAGGAAAAATTGGGCGGGACACCCCTTTCACCCGCACCAAATTTCCTTCCATCGACAAGGTATCTTTTGAGTCCACCGACCTTGTAAAACTTGTGCGACAACTCTTTATCGGCCCGACATTTCCTATTGGCCACGGTCCGTCCTTAACTGTCGGCTTTGTAAATTGCCTCACCATGTCTTCGCCGCCGCAATCTTCAGCATCCAGTGATGAATAAGCTGTGGAGATGCATCCCATAGCACAGAAGCGGCTTGCGAACCATCTTCTGTACCAAATACTGCCTCCAGGCCGAGACACTTTATGCTCTCGGCACTCATGCCTGCAACCAAGGTGAGATGCCCACGGACGGTCTCTAAATCTGAACTTAGAACCCCTGCGGATGTGGAGATATAGAGCCTACGCGTAGCCTCGGTCTTCTCACGCCCGTCGAGGACGAGCAGCGTTTCATCCTCCCATGACTCTGGACCCAAGTCAAACACCCGCGAGCCGTCCGTAAAGTTGGCCACAATGTCCAAAATTGTGAACCAGCGCCGCTCCGTAGCTAGGGTGAGCAACTTGGTTTCCGGATCTCGGAAGATGCCAAAGCAGCCACGATACCCTACATCGACGAGAGCGGAAATGTCATCAAAAATACTTTTCTTCATTATTTTACCTCCATTTTCAAAGAACAAAGTTGTGCTTGCCGGCGTTAGGGACAGTTTAGCACGAGAAATGAGCAAAAATTACCCCCCAAAAACGGATCCGTTTTTGGGGGTAATCCTATCCATTATTTTCCTCGTACTGTGCAAGAAGTATATCCAGGACTTCTGCGCTGTTCTTAAACCCGGATTCTGCCTTTCTTATTTCCCTTTTTTTCTCGTCAGTAATCCCATGCTGTTTATAGATTTCTTCTCGAATTTGATTTTCTTTTCTTATAACCTTATTTCCTATTTTTGCTCTCAGGGGAAGATCTGTTCGTTTATTTTCACTTTCCAGCACCAAAAACTGTTTTCTCAACTTTACAAGGTCTTTATACTCTTTTATTCGAAAGTTTATTTCATCGTTTATATCTGCGGATAGATTAAGTAGCTCTAGTTCCTCGTCTGTGCCAACCTCTGCCATTTCGTTTATGCGGGTTTCACTAAAATCCTCCACAATCTCTGACCATTTTTTAAAAAATCCTTCCAGCGGCACTAAACTCTCCTTTTTCATTCGCTTAAAAATCTCTAGTTTATCATCAACACCCAACATCCTTCTACCTACAACACTTTCATAAAAATGCTCTATTTCTCGTGAAAATTTAACCTTCATTAATAAAATATCGCGCCGATAAATCCATCTCGTCTTGTGCCTTATCATGCTTATCTGGCTTGATATTTCTTCCATATCTTTTCCGTTCATCTTCATAGCAGAGCGAACAAAGCGTTCAGTTTCCCTATAATAATTCCAACTCACCTTATCATATTTACCGCAGCGAATGTATAAAATTGGTGCTATAGTGTAACATGCAAATATTTTTCTATCTATGAAAGTAGCATCTTCTTCTATAAATTCATATCGATGGTTTTCCTTTTGCATGTTATCTTTAAAAATACCCATCATCGCACAGAATTCGGTAAATCTATCGCTCCACATGTCCAGCTCTTTTTTTCCGCACTCTATTCCCACCTTCATATGATACTCTTTAATAATCCTATGAAGGCTTTTAACCTGTTTGCTCATATGCACTCTAATCTCCTTCTGATTTTGTGGATATATCAAATAATAATGTTTTACGCCTATTAACACAAGGGGCAGATGGGCAGATGGACGGATTTGAGCGTTTTATATTGACTGTATTTAAACCCCGTTTATATAGGATATATAATATGGTACTTGCCCATCCGCCCATCCGCCCTAAGACAATATATAACCCGTAGGTAGCCACGACGGCTACCTACGGGTTGCTTTTTCGTCTGCAAAATTTTTGATGGACTCCCTTGCTATTCTCCACTGCTTTCCAATACGGAACCCCTTTAGTTCGCCGGAGTTCACTAGCCGATAAAATGTGTTCTTCCCGATGCACAATAGCGACATGACCTCTTCTGCCCTCAAATAGGGTGCAAGCCGTTCGTCATCATCGTAGCCATACCGATAGCCATAATCATTTATAAATTCCATCATAAACATCTCCTTTCCTGCCATTATAGAGTTGTTTGACATTATACCGTCACTTTTATCCGTATATTATTGTAGTGAGAAATCCCCCAGAGGCCTGATTTATGAAGCAGACAGGCCCCTGGGGAATTTCTGCTTTTGTGTGGAAACACAGCGCATCCTTGCACAAAAGCCTGCCAAAACCCATCTATTACCCAAAAGACGAAAGGAGCAGCAAAATCATGTTAAAAGTCATCCTTACCCTGATCCGTGGCGCTCTCAGCGACATCCTGAACACTCTCCTGCGAAAACTCTATCCGGCCCCGGCGTAAGGTAATCCTACCGGGGACAAAAAGGACGATCAGGCCAGGAAGGACTTCGCCCACACTCTCTTTGGGGTTCTCCTGGCAGCAGCGGCAGCGGCAGTCTGCGCTGCCATCGACTATTTTCTAAAGGAGTAAGTAAAATGGAAGAATTCTTTATCTGTAGCGGCTGCGGAGAGGAACACCCGATTTCAGAGCGTACCGTACTTAACGAACAGGAGCTGTGTGAGCGCTGTCTGGTAGAGGAAACAATCCTCTGCGCCAGATGCGGGGAGCGTATCTACCGGGATGACAATGCCGGGAATGACGATACACCTCTTTGCCAAAGTTGCTATGACCGCTATTACAGCAGCTGCATCCGCTGCGGCGTTCCAGTTCACAACGATGACGCGTTCTATGCCGCTGATGACGGTGACGAGTGTGAACCCCTTTGCTCTGAATGCTACCATCACACCGAGAATGGAAAGCCCATCCATGAGTATTCGTACAAACCAGACCCCATCTTCTATGGCGAAGGCGACCGTTACTTTGGCGTAGAGCTGGAGGTAGACGGAGCCGGTGAGCTTGGCAGCAACGCCCGGGTCCTCTTGACCGCTGCCAATACCCAGGAGGAGCACGCCTACTGCAAGCACGACGGCTCTCTGAATGACGGCATCGAAATTGTCACCCACCCCATGACGCTGCGCTATCATCAGGATACCATGCCCTGGCCCTGTGTGCTGCACGCGGCCCTTGATATGGGGTATACCAGCCATCTAGCCAGAACCTGCGGCCTTCATATCCATGTGAACCGTACCGCCTTCGGGGATACGGAGCAGCAGCAGGACATAAGCATTGCCCGCATCCTCTACTTCTTCGAGAAACATTGGGAGGAGCTTTTGAAGTTCAGCAGACGGACGGAAAGCCAGCTGAGACACTGGGCGGCACGGTACGGCTACAAGGAGCAGCCGATGGATATCCTGGACCACGCAAAGAAAGGCTGTGGCAGTGAGCGATATTCCTCGGTCAACCTGGTAAACCGAGAGACCATTGAATTCCGCATCTTCCGCGGAACCCTTAAACTGAATACGCTTATCGCCACGCTGCAGCTTGTAGACAAGATCTGTGACGTGGCGATTTCTTCGTCCGACGATGAGCTAAAGGGCCTCTCCTGGACCTCTTTCGCGGCCTCTCTCAGCGCCGAGCAGTCTCCCGAGCTGGTGCAGTACCTGAAGGAGCGCCGCCTGTACGTCAACGAGCCTGTTGCGGCAGAGGGGGAAGTCTGATGTGCTGTCTGTTCGGTCTAATAGATTACGGGCACACGCTCTCCGGCAAGCAAAAGTCCTACATCATTTCCACTTTAGCCACCGTATGTGAGGCCAGAGGGACCGATGCTACCGGCATTGCCTACAACTCCGGGGGCCAGCTCCGGATCTACAAGCGTCCAGTCCCGGCCCACAAACTGAAATTCCGTATTCCCAACGACGCATCGGTCATTATGGGACATACACGCATGACCACCCAGGGCAGTGAAAAGAAGAACTACAATAACCATCCGTTCCGAGGCACGGCAGGGGGAAAGCCCTTCGCCCTGGCCCACAACGGCGTACTGCATAACGATATCCTCCTGCGCCGAGAACTGCACTTGCCCAAAACCAGTATTGAAACAGACAGCTTTATCGGCGTCCAGCTGATTGAGCGGCAGAGAACCTTAGGGTTCGAGAGCCTCAGGGCCATGGCAGAAAAGGTGGAAGGGGCTTTTACGTTCACCGTTATGGACGACCTGGATGCCCTCTATATCATCAAGGGAGACAACCCTATGTGCCTCTGTCACTTTCCAAAGCGGAGGTTCTACCTCTATGCCTCTACAGAGGAGATTATGGGACTGACGCTCAGGTGTTTGGGCCTGACCTCTGAGAAACCACGGAAGGTGCCGGCATGCTGTGGCGACATCCTGCGTATAGGCCACGGCGGGGAGATCACCAACGGCACATTTAATACCTCGTTCCTGCTCCAGTACCGCTATGCGTCCTACTGTGCACCGTTCTATCACCCTCAGACAAACAAGACGGCTGGCCGGGCAAAAGCGAACCGCACTTATCTTGACGAACTGAAGTCCTTCTCTATGTCCTTTGGCTACAGCCCTGAGGAAATCGACGCGCTGGCTGACCAGGGCTATGAACCGGAAGAGATCGAAGAAATATTGTACTGTGGATGGACATAAATAGGTTGTATTTATCCTACAATTAGTGTATAATAGAACCACAAGGAGGTGTGCACCATGAATATCAACACTGACAGCATGGTTTCTATCACAGAGGCGAATCAGAACTTTTCTAAGGTTGCCCGGCTGGTGGATGAGCGCGGCACTGCGGTGATTCTAAAGAATAATGTCCCCCGCTACCTCGTCATTGACTTTCAGCAGGCCGAGGGGGAGCAGTCCGTGTCCGACGAGGATGTACGCTCCATCTCCAAGCGGTTGATTGCGAAGAACCGCAAGGCGTATGAGGAGCTTGCTAAATGATACGCTTAACGGTGGAACAGGTAAAGCTCCTCCACAGCGATCTGATGTCTGAGACGGGGGGACTCGATGGGCTCCGCGATGCTGATTTATTGGATTCAGCCCTAAATGTTTCATTCCAGACCTTTGATGACCAGCCGCTATATCCCTCTTTGCAGCAGAAGGCGGCAAGGCTTTGCCACTCGCTGGTGCAGAATCACCCCTTTGTGGATGGAAACAAGCGAATTGGCGTTCACGCCATGCTGGTATTCTTGTCTCTCAGTGGTGTAGAGCTGGACTATATGCAGGAAGAGCTGATTGATTTGGGCCTGGGGCTAGCTGCCGGCAAGGTTTCATACGAAGAAGTGCTGCGGTGGATACTAGGCCATCAGCAGTAGGAAAGAGCGGCGGCGCCACTGAGTGAAACAGTGGCGCCGTCTTTTCATATTCCAGAGTTCCAATGTTTCAATAGCGTATACCCATGTGATACACAAAAAAAGAGTCCCGTTGGGGTTGGTTTCAACGTTTTGAGACGTCTCAAAATGAAAGGCCACCCTTACGGGACATTTTATTTTTATGGGGAGGAAATCCTTTGAAAATCGGGTATGTCCGCGTTAGCACCCAGGAGCAGAACACCATCCGGCAGGAGGTCATGCTAAAAGAGCTGGGTGTAGATGAGCTTTACATTGACAAGGCCAGCGGCAAAAGTGTGGACAGGCCGGAGTTAAAGAAGATGATGAGCTACGTTCGTCAAGGTGATACCGTTATTGTAGAATCCATCAGCCGCTTTGCCAGGAACACCCGCGACCTCCTAGAACTGGCGGAGCAGCTCACTGCGAAACAAGTTGAATTTGTCTCTAGGAAGGAGGCCATTGACACCAGCACCCCCACCGGCAAGTTCATGCTCACCGTCTTCGGGGCCGTGGCCGAGCTCGAGCGGGAATACATCCTCCAGCGACAGCGGGAGGGTATCGACATTGCTAAAGCCCAGGGCAAGTATATCGGAAGAAAACCGATCACACATCCCGATTACAACAAGATCACATCAAAGTGGAGGTCTGGCCAGCTTACCGCAATTCAGGCAATGAAACAACTGGGGATGAGCAAGGCAACGTTTTATAGAAGAGTGAGGAACAGCTAGTTTCCCACCGCGATCAAAAAGGCCTTGATAACTGTCTCTAGCTGCGGCAGTTTGTCCGCCGGGCATCGGTCCAGCATCATCACCAGCGGCTTTGTATCCTTTTCCTCCTCTTGACCGAAGAGGATAAAGTCCGTTGATACTTTCAAAACTTCAGATATACGGCAGAGGGTAGGGACGGACATTCCCTTTAAGCCAAGCTCGATATCAGAGCAAAATTTAGGCGTTACCTCCAGAAGCTCGGCAAATTGCTCTCTTGTGTACTTGAAAAACTCTCGCTGCTTTCGTATACGAAGGCCCACCGCGTTCCAATCCATAAACAAACCCCTCCAGACTGTTTTATCCAGTCTATCCCGTGGAGTTTATCCAATAAATAAACTTTAGGGGTTTACTTATAAGAACTTTAAGGGTAAAATATGAGTAACTAATAGTTTCTAATTCAATATTTCAGGGCAAGGATATTGCGGCTCTAAGCGGAATTTTGAAGTGGGTGACACAATGAAGTAATTCTCCTTTGCAGGACCACTCCAGCAACAGCATAGCCTTATAGAACCCATTTAGTGAAGAACGATTTCAATCTAATGCGATAATTTTGAAAGCTTATCATCTGTAGGGAAGGTTATATTATGGAAAAAGAATTGTTGCTGAAACGTCTTACTGATTCTATTGATACTATATATCAAATCAGCGAGAAAAATGAAAATTATACTGTTATCAGTGTAGGAATTGAGGAAGTTAATAAAAAAGTGAAAGCGATGGAGAGCATTGGGCCTCTGCTAGTCCATGGAATCCTCTTTGTTGTATTTCTCTTCGTTAATGGGACTTTTCTTGAAGAACTAGGGCTAAACCCAAATGGCGGACTCATTATAATCTTAGCAATAATTATGGCGTTTATTGAGGTTTTTACTGTTATGGTTCTTTGGCTTAAGCAGACGACGAAAAAGGCTGAGGATTATAAAAATTCAAAATTGCCGCAGATGGAGCGGGCACTCGATGCCATTGCCCATCAATTAGAAGACCTTGTAAATACAAGTGAGGCACGGGTACTCCTTGAAACAATCCCCCAAGATTATGCTACCTACGATGCAGTGTCCTTTTTCATCATAGCGTTACGAAATGGACGTGCAGATACCCTAAAAGAGGTAATTAATCTTTATGAAAACGAGCTCCATAAGCGTGCACTTATAGATATGCATCAGCAAGAGATTGCTCTTGAGCAGCAGCAGATCGCCTTGCAGAACGCGTTGCTTTCGGGTCAACAGGAAAATACTCAGATCCAAAAAGAATTACTTAAGAGAAATGAGAAAATTAGCCGCCAAGTCCGATTTTCCAATGCAATCGGCATTATGAACACGGTAAAACTTTGGGGTGGAAAAGTTAGGACAAAATAACCCTCGATTAAGAGTGAACAGGCGAGGATGGCGCAGATGCAGCAGATAAACATAAGCGGGGCACTCAAAAAACGTTGTGCCTTTTGTGTACATTGGTATGACCCGACAAATTCCGCAATTTGCCCAGTTAATCCCGTGCTGGGGCTTTGGGAGGTGGAACGCGAAAAGTGCAGTCACTGCGCCATCCTGAATGTACGCAGGGCCGCGTGGATGTCCTGTCATCAATTTCTGTTTAAGCTATAATATCACCGGCATAATCGCTTTTAAATGTATATCAAAAATTGGGGGAATTGTAATGAGCACAGCGGAACTGGAGAGCACCAGGGGCAGCCAAGCCTTTGAAACCATATTGGAAAATGCTTTAAAAATCCCAGGTGTCAAAGTAAACCGAAATGCTTTCTTGTCCGAGGCTTTTCAGAGTCTCCCACCGGAGAAACTAAATGAGGTTTTGGTAAAGGGCCCTGTCCTGGCAGGCAATAGCCAGTCACAGTTAGACAAGCTGGCATCTTCCACTGTCATGAAACGCACATTACAGTCCAGCGGCGTCTCCTTTGCCGCTGGACTGCCGGGCGGCCTTGCAATGGCAGCGACGATTCCTGCAGATACGATGCAGTTTTTTTGTATGGCCCTACGTCTGGCGCAGGAGGTCTCCTACCTGTACGGAGCCGACGACCTTTGGAGAAACGGTGAGCTTGCCGACGAAGAGATGATTGGGCAGTTTATCTTGTACTGTGGCGTTATGTTCGGGGTCAGTGGTTCCTCCGCCGCTGTCCGGGTGCTGTCCTCCACCATGGCAAAACAGGTTGCCAAAAAGCTGCCTCAGAAGGCTTTGACGAAAACAATCTACTACCCGATCATCAAAAAGGTGGCCGGGCTGCTGGGTGTAAAGATGACGAAGGATACCTTCGCAAAGGGGATATCTAAGGCAATTCCCGTTATTGGCGGCGTCGTCTCTGGTGGAATAACTTACGTGTCCATGAGACCGATGGGGAGCCGCCTAGCTAAGACTCTGAGTGAAGCAAACTTTAATTATACAGAGACTCAGGCGGAGAAAGATATCATCCAGCTTTACCAGCAGGGAGCACCGGGACACTTCAGCACAGAGGGCAACGCCCCAGCACAAATGGAGACGCAGAGTGCAGCGACTATGGATAGCCGAAAAGCGAATGCCCTCACAAAATATAAGAAACTGTTGGATGCCGGAGCAATCACACAGGAAGAGTTTGATCTGTTGAAACAGAAGTTGATTCAGGGAGAAACGAATGACACAACGCACTCCTGAGAGGCACCCGGCAGAATGGATTCGTATGTACTGAGGTCAAAGAGTTATGAAGAGCGCAAATACCGAACGACCCCTCCCGAGCACCTGTCCGCGCCGTCCCAATAAGCAGCCCATTTAATACGCTAGCTACCTATACGCCTTAAATAGGGGTGAAGTATGTCGAAACATACTTCACCCCTGGACTTTTTTAGAAAACAGGATATAATATAGGAAGAATTGGCGTATTATGTAAAACGCATTGCAGTTCTCAAAAGGGGAGGGGTCATTACTTATTATAGCAATGAGCAGCTCGAAAAACAATTGAATACCGATAAGCGGATAAGTGGATTAGATGAAAGGAGCAAAAATGATAGCCTATCGTGATGTCGATGGAGATTCTGGAGTTCTTGCCTATGATCTGGGGCCTGATTACATTGATGTGCAGTTTAAAAATACATCAAGAAATTATCGCTATTCATATCAAAAAGCCGGAAGGGCTAATGTTGAAACGATGAAAGAACTAGCTAAGAGCGGCAATGGGCTAAACTCATTTATCAATAAAAACGTAAAATACCTATATGATTAATAGCCTCATAGGAGAATAAAATAATTATGAAACTAATCCACTTATCCGACTTTCATATTGGGAAACGTGTTAATGAGTTTTCGATGCTGGAAGACCAAGAGTACATACTAACCAAAATTATCAACGTTATTGATTGTGAAAAACCAGACGGAGTGATGATTGCCGGAGATATCTATGATAAATCCGTGCCGTCTGCGGAGGCTGTTCAGCTGTTTGATGATTTTCTTGTGCGCCTATCAAAACGTGGCCTCAAGGTTTTTGTCATAAGCGGAAACCACGATTCACCGGAGCGGATTGCTTTTGGTTCAAGGCTTATGAACCAGAGTGGCGTGCATATGTCGCCTGTCTATAATGGGGATGTAGAGCCGATTGGAATGGCCGATAGCTTTGGTACGGTCAACGTATTTATGCTCCCGTTTATTAAGCCTGCTCATGTAAAAAGGTACTATCCTGAAGATGATATCTCCACTTATTCGGATGCAATACAATCGGCAATCGAACACATGGAAATTGATCTGGAAAATCGTAATATTCTCATCACTCACCAGTTCGTCACTGGGGCTTCGCGCTGTGATTCCGAGGATATCAACGTTGGTGGCTCCGACAACGTTGATATCAGTGTATTTGCACCTTTTGATTATGTAGCGCTAGGTCATATCCATAGCCCTCAAAACGTGGGGAACGCCACTGTCCGTTACTGCGGAACGCCGCTTAAATACTCTTTTTCTGAAACGAAACACAGTAAATCTGTTACCATCGTAGAACTGCAGGAAAAAGGGGCAATAGTTATCCGTACAATTCCGCTTGTCCCGAAAAGGGATATGATTGAGATCAAAGGAACCTATATGGAGGTCACTTGCCGAAACTTTTACTGTGGCATGGATACTAATGCCTATCTGCATATAACGCTTACGGATGAAGAAGACATCACAGATGCGATTGGAAAACTACAGTCGATCTATCCTAATATTATGAAACTGGACTATGACAACAAGCGTACTCGCACGAATGCTGAGATTATCGGTGCAGATGATGTGGAAATCAAGACTCCGATTGAATTGTTCTCGGAATTCTATGAAAAGCAAAACAATCAGCCCATATCTGCAGAGCAGTGTGCTTTCGTGTCCGAGTTGATTGAAAGGATATGGGGGGAAGCAAAATGAGACCGGTAAAACTTGAGATTTCCGCTTTCGGCCCCTATGCCGGAAAAGTAGAACTTTATATGGACAAACTTGGCGAACGAGGGCTTTATCTGATCACTGGAGACACCGGGGCCGGAAAGACGACCATTTTTGATGCGATAATGTTTGCGCTCTACGGCGAGGCCAGCGGAGAAAACCGCGAACCTATCATGTTCCGCAGTAAATATGCCGATCCCGATACGCCCACTTTTGTTGATCTGGTTTTTTCATACGCAGGCAAAAAATACCGTGTCAGCCGAAATCCAGAATACGAGCGCCCCGCTAAACGCGGCGCGGGGATGACGGTTCAAAAGGCTGACGCAGAATTGATCTATCCTGACGGTAGAGTCGTTACAAAAACGCGGGATGTCACAAACGCAATACAGGAGATTATCGGCATTGACCGCAGCCAGTTTACACAGATTGCAATGATTGCCCAAGGTGATTTTCTTAAACTTTTGCTTGCGCCTACCGAAGATCGTAAAAGGATATTCCGACAGATATTCAAAACCGAGCTCTATCAGAACCTTCAGGACAAGCTTAAAGAGGAATCCGGCACGTTGGGCCGTGAGTATGAAATGCTAAAAAGCAGCATTCAGCAGTATATAAATGGTGTGTCCTGTCTGGAAGACAATGTTTTTTGCATCGAGCTTGAAAAAGCTAAAAACGGCAGTCTCTTGACTGCCGATACGATGATTCTGATTGAACAAATCATAGCTGAAGATGAAAATAGCCGTGAAGAACTGAACAATAAACTCGATGACACTGAAAAACAACTGGAACAGGTAAATGCCCGCTTGGGAAAAGCAGAGGAAATTGGGAAAACCAGAAGAGGCCTTGTTTCTGCAATAGAAACGTTTCAAAAAACTGAACCCCGGCTGAAAGAGCTTTCCAATCAATACGAAGGAGAAAAGGCAAAGCAACCGGAAACGGATGTGCTTTCAGAAACCATTACGACAGAGAAAAGCAGGCTCCAGCAATACGACGAGCTGGAGAACACTAAGAAAAAACTTGATGCCAAAGAAAGGGAGCTTACCAGGAAAGAATCCGAGCATTCTGCTTGGGCTACGTTGCTTGAAACCGAAGGGAAATTGCTTGAAACGGCAAAAAAAGAGTTTGAAGCTCTTAAAAGTGCCGAAGTTGAAAAGGAAAAACTGCTGGGCCTGAAAAAGGTGCTTGATGATAGAAAAGATAAAGTAGGCAAGATTTCGGACGATCTTGAGGCTTATCAGAAACTTTGGAAGGAGCTTGAGGCTGCACAGAAAAAGTATCTTTCTGCCTCTGGACAAGCCGAAATGCTGAGGACGGAATTCAGCAACAAAAATAAGGCCTTTCTGAATGAGCAAGCCGGTATATTGGCCACTACACTGGCAGAAGGCTCAAAATGCCCTGTTTGTGGTTCAACAGTGCATCCTGAGCCAGCCATTCTGTCGGAAACTGCTCCCAGTGAAGCGGAGATTAGAGCAGCAAAAGAAGATTGGGAAAAAGCGCAGTCTGATGCTGCAAGACTAAGTGTCAAGGCAGGAGAGCTAAGCGGGCAATCAGAAGCAAAAAAAGATGATATTATTGACCGCGCTTCTAAACTTATTGGAGATTGCGTGTTCGATGAAATCGCTACCAAGATAGACACGGCTTTGTCCGAGCTAAACGTTTCGTTAGTAGAACTAAATGAGAAAATAAAAACTGAGGGATCCAAGGCTATGCGGGCTGCTGAACTCAATAAAGAGATCCCGAAAAAGGAAATTCGAGTAAAAGAATTGGAAACGGCCATTAATGATTCAAAGATGTCTATGGTAGCATTGAGTCAGGAGATCAAGAACCTTAAAGATACATTGGAAAAGATTTCAGAGGAACTGGAATTTGAGAGCAAGGCAAAGGCTGAAGAAGCCGTCGCTGATCTGGAGAAAAAACGTGACCAATTAAAGCAAAAGCTTGATAAAGCGCACCAAGCCTTTGTTGATTGCAAGGCAGAGGTCGATAAGCTGAACGGAACGGTGAATGCCCTGACAGCCCAACTAAAAGAAGCTGAAGAAATAGATGTCGATACGGAGAGAAAGCACCAATCAGGGCTGACCACAGAAAAAGCTGAATTGGCCAAAGGAATAACAGCGATTTCATCTCGTTTGGACAGAAACGGTGAGGCTCTTAAGAATATCCGTAAGGGTGGTGGCCGTCTTACTGAGGTTGAGACGAAATGGGCCTGGGTAAAAGCACTTTCAAATACCGCAAATGGAAATATCAGTGGCAAAGAAAAGATCATGCTGGAGACTTATATCCAAATGACATATTTTGACCGCATCCTGGCGCGAGCGAATACAAGGTTTATGGTTATGTCTGGCGGACAATATGAACTAAAGCGCCGAGTAGAGGCCGAAAATAATCGCAGCCAGAGCGGGTTAGAGATGGATATTATAGACCACTACAATGGTACTGAGCGAAGTGTTAAGACACTATCAGGCGGTGAATCCTTTAAAGCATCGCTTTCCCTCGCACTAGGTCTTTCCGATGAGATACAGTCCTCCGCAGGTGGCATACGGCTTGATACCATGTTTGTTGACGAGGGGTTCGGTTCTTTGGACGATGAATCCTTACAGCAGGCCATGCGAGCGCTCTACGGTTTGACCGAAGGGAACCGGTTAGTGGGGATTATCTCGCATGTGTCTGAACTTAAGGAAAAGATCGATAAACAAATTATCGTAACAAAACAAAAATCCGGCGGCAGCCGGGCGGAGATTATTGTGTAAGTTGTTTAGTAAAAATGAGAGCATCGTCTATAGAGCGGACGAATTGAATATGTCTCTCAACTTAATCGCAGCAACTGCGAGCAGCACGATGAAACCGCGTGGAGGTTCTATAAGGGGAAGTTAAGAAACTATTATCCTCCTTGACTTTTATGGAAGGGAATTAACAAAAGTGAATATTGTGATCCAAGACTGTAATAACATTGCTCAAGGTAATATCTCAGTAACCGAGGGAGCTTTAGATGTAAAATACGCAATTAACGGAACAGGAAAATCGACTGTAGCAAAGGCTATCTCTGCAGTTGTTTTGGGTGATCAGAGCGCATTGACCGAGTTGACACCATATAAATATCTGTCACAGGCTGATGGCCATAGCCCGGCCGTGACTGGTCTAAATAATATTCATAGCGTGATGACCTTTAATGAAGAGTATGTTGACCAATATGTTTATCAGCCCGACGAAGTGATTAAGGATAGTTTCTCAATCTTTGTTAAGACCCCTGACTATGATGCACATATGCGTGAGATTGAGGCATTGTTACAAGGAATTAATGTGGCTTTTCAGGATCACCCAGAATTGGATTCTCTTATTCAGAGCTTTTCACAATTTATTGATGGCTTTGGTAAATCGAAGTCTGGCTATTCAGCAGCTGGGGCTATCGGCAAAAGTATTGGTAAAGGAAATAAGATAAGCAACATCCCTCAAGGTTTGGAAGCATATGCGCCATATTTGAATCAGTCTCAAGACTCAACGAATGTGAAATGGATTCAATGGCAAATCAGTGGTAAGCCATATCTTGAGATTGCAGACCAATGTCCATATTGTTCTGGTTCCATAACTATCACCAAAGAGACAATTCTTAAAGTATCGGATGAATATGATGCAAAGTCCATCGAGCATTTAAATAAAATGCTGCAAGTTTTTAAGGAACTCTTACCATACTTTGATGACGAAACAGCCAGAAAAATTCAGGAAATCACGGATAATGTAACGGGAATTACAAAAGAACAAAAGGATTATCTTATTGAAATCAAAACTCAGGTTGAGAACCTCTTATTAAAATTGAAAGGCTTAAAACAAATTGGATTTCACACGCTGAAAGGTGCCAGCAAAATTGCAGATGAGTTGAATAAATATGTTATTCATTTATCATATTTTTCGCACCTTCGGTCTATACTGACGCAGGATAAAGTATCCATCATTAATGATTCTCTATCAATCGTAATGGAAAAGGCCGGAAAATTGCAAGGGGAAATTGCAAAGCAGAACCAATTGGTTAAGAAGACGATTGAAGAGAACAGCGTGGCAATTAACGAGTTCCTCCAGTGTGCTGGTTATAACTATGCTGTATCAATAGAAGAAACCCAGGGCCAAAAGTACTGCATGGTTTTGAAGTCGCTTAATAGTGACGCAACAATAGTTTCTGTAAAAGATCACCTGAGTTTTGGTGAGCGGAATGCTTTCGCACTAATATTATTTATGTTCAGCGTATTAAAGGAGAACCCAGATTTGGTTATTCTTGATGACCCCATCTCGTCTTTCGACGGAAACAAAAAGTTTGCTATTATCAATATGCTTTTCATGTCAAAGCGGTGTTTGAAAAATCGTACGGTGCTTTTGTTAACACATGAATTTAATACGGTGATCGATGTGATTCACACCATGCCGTTTAATTTCAGCCCAGCACCCAAAGCTGCATTTTTGACAACGAAAACTGGTGTTTTGTCTGAAAAGACTATTTCTAAGTCTGACATTCGTTCTTTCAGGCAAATTGCACTGGATAATATTGCAGCACCCATTGATAATTTAAACAAACTTGTATATCTCCGGCGTTTACTAGAGACCGAGGATAATACAGGACCTGCGTGGCAACTGCTCTCAAATCTTTTCCATAAGAGAGAGGTTCCGGAAATTCATGAAGAAGGTTCTACACGCTTAATGTTGGCTGAAGAAATTGCACAGGCGACTAATGAGGTGAAACAGTTTATAGCAGATTTTGCTTATGATATTGAGTATGCGAAAGCCCAGAACACAATAGGTTTGATTGCTCTTTACCACGGAAGTACAAGCAATTACGAAAAATTGCAACTATATCGAATTCTCTTTAACGAAAATAGTGAAAATCATGTAGTTAAGAAGTTTGTAAATGAGACATTCCATGTTGAAAATGATTACCTATTCCAGCTGAATCCTAGAGAATATGTTACTGTACCTCAGTACATTATTGACGAATGCGATAAAGATATTGCATCAGTATCGTAAGGCCATTATCTATTCTTGAATGGATTTCTAATCCAAGAGATTATTTTATTAATGGCCGAACTGCCCATTATGTTTATTAGGTCAAATTTTAATTTGAGCCTGATTTAGCTTAAGGCCATCTCACATTCATGGTGCCATAATGGAGCCACAAGAGAAATAAACATATCCCCGGAGAAAAAATAAATATAAAAAAGATACCATAATCGGTGTTCGTAGTAGATAATACAAGCAAACATAAAGCAAAAAGTGCTGTTCCGGCTCGCGTTTTGCCTTTGGAAATCGTGTAGTACGCAAGGGCTCGAGGGTTCGAATCCCTCCTACTCCGCCAGAAAAACCCCGTAACCGTAAGGTTACGGGGTTTTATTTTTGCAAAGATTATCCTGTCTATAAAAAGGCTATCTATTACGTGGATTATATATAGTTGCATTTTTTGGAGAATAATATATAATATTGGTAAAAATTATGCATTTTTCAAAGTGTGTGATTGCCAGCAAGACTAGCCTTACGAAATGTAGAGACAGGAATGATGAGATGTTAAAAACTAATCTTTCTATATATTTAATAGACATTATTGCTCTTTTTTTCTTATATGGATTATTACATAGCAGCAATATCTTGAACAAGAATCGCAAAAAGTCGTTTTTATTCGCAATCATGCTCACCGTTATTGTTATTTTGCTAGAAGCTGGAACGATACTGACCAGTAACGAAAATATCAGACTGCGTTCCTTAATTATTTTTTTCAATGTTTTCGGATTTGCGCTATCTCCGGTGATTCCTATTGCATTAATTGCTGTTATAGACATTAAATTTATCCAAACTCATAAAATTATGCTGCTGCCTACATTCATAAATATTGCTGCAGCTATATTATCCCCCTTATTAGGATTGATTTTTTATGTTGACGCCAACAATCAATATATAAGAGGCTATTACTTTTTTGTGTTTGTGATGGTTTATATCATTAATCTAATATTACTCTTTATCAGCACTTTTTTAATCTGCAAAAAGCATCATTATCCAATTATATGGAAAAGTATTTTTCTTTCTGTTTTTACGATTGCTGGCACAAGCATTCAGCTTATCGTTCCATCAGTTTATATATCATGGCATTGTATAACATTATCGCTGATCTTATATTTTTTATTACTTTCCGAATTTGATAACAGCTTTGATACGCTATCCGGGCTGTATAACCGAGCAACGTTCGAGAAAGCTGTTAAACAGATTAAGAGGCAAAAAGCATTTTCCGTAATTGCAATTGATATTAACGATTTTAAAATTATTAACGACACTTACGGTCATAATTACGGTGACAGTGTTATTAATTCAATTGCTATCATTCTAAAAGAATCTCTAGATAGCCGCTACACATGCTATCGGGTCGGCGGAGACGAGTTTTGTATTTTATGTAAAGAATTAAATAAGGATAATATCGAATATCATCTGAAAAAAATCACAGACACTCTTTCCGAAAAACGCGCTATCGACAGCCGGATACCAACGATCGCTTACGGATATAGTGTTTTTCAAGGTGGCAAGAAACCTGATTTTGAAAAAATACATAAAGAGGCCGATGACCAAATGTATCGTTACAAAAAACTGCATAAAGACCTCGCGCTGAAAAGCAACGGGGATTAGCAGGTAACAAGCAGCTGAAAAACTGACTGCTTCTCCCTCAAGCTGACGTTATAGGAGAATATACGGATAACGCCGAGATAATAATAGGATAAAGCCGTAGTAAAGCTTGAAGGGATTGAGCCACATGGTAGAAGTATGTTTGCCCGGAACTGGCGGGATGCTCCCGTTGGAAAACCGTTGGACGGCAAGCTGCTGGGTAGAGTTTCAGGGCACGGCTATACTTATTGATTGCGGTGAGGGAACACAGATTGCACTCAAAAAAGCGGACTGCAGGTTGAGCCGGCTTACACTGTTGCTCATTACGCACTTTCATGCCGATCATATCGCAGGATTGCCCGGATTGCTTCTGACCTTGGGCAACTATGGAAAAAACACGCCAATAACAATTGTGGGGCCCGCCGGGCTCGAACGAGTGGTGGCATCACTTATGACCATAGCGCCTAATCTCCCCTACTCCATTGTTCTAAAAGAGTTGGATGGAGAGGATCAGAATTTTGATCTTTTCGGTATTCATTTTTCGTCCATGCCTTTGCAGCATAGAATCCCCTGCCTGGGCTACCGCATGACCTTTAATCGAAAGCCGATATTTAATCCGGACAAGGCGAAGGAACTGGGAGTGCCCCTGCACCATTACAAAAGCTTGCATGCGGGCCAATCAGTGGTGCTGGACAATGGCAAGCGGATTATGCCCAGCATGGTGCTTGATGGAGAGCGCCGCCCGATCAGTATCTGCTATTGCACAGATACCCAGCCGTTTGAGGAGTTGCCTCATTTTGCCCATGGTGCGGATTTATTGGTTTGCGAGGGGATGCATGGAGATCATGCGCTGCGTGAAAAGATGTGGGAAAAGGGGCATATGGTTTTTTCGGACAGTGCCGAAATAGCCAAATGCGCTGAAGTCAAGCAATTGTGGCTGACCCATTTCAGCCCTGCCATGAAGTATCCGGATCAGCATCTGGACGCGGCCAGATACATTTTCAATGATACGAAAGTCGGCTACGACGGCATTCGTACAACGCTTGGATCATAACGGGGAGCATCAATCCCGAAGGGCTCATTACCGCGCTGGAGTAAAGCTTTCTGAATTATAATAAAGCAAGGGCTCAAGGGTTCGAATCCCTTTTCTCCGCAAGAAAAAAGCCTGGAACTGTAACGGTTCTAGGCTTTTCTATGCTTTATTCAGAAACGGTTTCTTTAGATAAATCAATTACTTGGATATCCGTTGAAAAATGCTTGTTTTCTCTCGCTGGCACCTTGGAAGTTTGTTTTTGGCTTTATGCTTCTCAATACATTCATGACATTTACCATGTAATTTACATTTTACTTTTGGGCAGGTGCATTTTTCTAAGCCGTTTTCAAGCAAGAACGTCACCTTCCTACCTCGCGTTATGTGCGATTGAATGTTGCTATTTGGCAACGACAGGTACCCATAGCTCTTGCTCGATTTCAGCTCCGGGAGCTAAATAATTTTCAATACAGGGTTGACATGCAAGCTCATAGCCTGATGTTGGAAGCCATTCTGTGTACAGACGCTGCCAAGTATCTACAATATCATGAGGGAAAACGGCATATACACATGGGGGAAGTATTAGTTCTTCCATGCCGTTTGGTATATCCCCATCATACCTACAGCCCATGAGTAAATCAAAAGTTTCCTCTTTCAGCGACGCTTCGTTGCCCGTAATACCAAGCAGCCCTTCTAGTTGGCACTTTGGATTTTCCCAAGACATATCAATCAGTTTTTGGAGGAATCCGCTTGCTTGCGCGTTTGCCCACAATTTCGGAATGGTATCAAAAGCATCAGCCGTTTTTACGGTTTCTCTTTTGACGGCAAAACGAAGGCTGCAATCAATGTTTTCAATTCTATAATCCATCTCAGAAGTTCCTTTTATAGTAATTTGAAAGGACATGCGAGGATACGCTTTCAGCTGGACATTGTTTTCTCGAACGGACATAGGTGCAACGCCATGCAATTGACGAAAAGCCCTTGTAAACGCATCCGGAGAGCTATAGCCGTATTTTACAGAAAGATCTATAATTTTTACATCACTTTTCTGCAAATCAAAAGCTGCCATAGTAAGCCTTCTGCGACGAACATATTCGGACAGAGAAACGTTTGCTAAGGATGAAAACATTCTTGAGAAATGAAATTCAGAGCAGCAGGCGATCTTTGCGATTTGCGAATAGTCAATTTCATTGTCAAGATTGTTTTCTAAATATTCAATTGCGGCGTTAAATTTATTTAACCGATCCATACTCGCACTCCTTTCATGAATTACTATACTTCAATAATTAGCAACAGGCCCTACAATTGTTGCCCAAGTTTGCAGGTATAAAATAATCAGTGTGCAATTATATCATATCGCCATACCTCTGTATAGCGCAAGAAACTGGCCCCGCACCTCCGGTTTCGTTATCATCATCCGGGGTCCGGACTTCCTGCCGGGTGCTTTTTTCATAGCCAAGGTCAGACTGCATTATTTTTTCTGCTTTCAGCATCCATTTTTGTATTATATGATGATTTTTGCGGATATACCTCTATTCGACCCTTTTAGCCGAATTAATTATTCATAATAGGAACTGTTAAAGATATTAACCGAAGATAGAAAGGATAATAAAATTGGTAAAAATCATCGTAGACAAAAAAATGCTGAGTAATAAAATTGCAGGTGTAAAAGATGGGGATCTAATCGAGCTGGCCATTATCCCATCCCAAAGGGATGACGGAAATTGCGCACCGGCCTTCCTGCATCTTACAGCAATACATACCCAGGAAGCTTATGAAGACTTAGAGAATATCGATGAATCCCCTGTTGGATTTGAGTGAATAGAATCTGCCTATTTTGCGCGGCCTCTTGCAGGCCGCCCATTTTTTTCTCTTCCTCGTACAAGTGGCCCCGTGCAATCACTGGGAAAGCCGGTGGTGCAAGGGGCCTTTTTATTTTCTGGAAGAGCCTGGGAGGAGGCCTGAGAAAAATAGGGAGATTTTCTCGGGAGAGCAGGTCCATATTTTCCGCAAGCAAAACGGGAAAGCCCCGGGAGCCTTTGAAATGCAAAGGTGCCCGGGGTTTCGTGGTTTTTGATAATGGGTGAAAGTGGCAGAGACTTTTCAATTTTCAAAAAGGCGTGTATAGTAAGAACAACCTAGTGAATGAACATGATAAATAACAATATTCATCACTCTGTCGTCGACGACGTCAGAAAGAATATGTATATTGGTTTTATAGGACTGGAGGTGTATTTGAGTGAGAGGCCAGGAAAAAAAGGAACAAGTCCGCAGAGAAGGAGCGGTGGAATACACCAAGGAGGAGCTTGAGGATAAGTGCAAGGCCTACTTCGCTCTTTGTGACGACGACGGAAAAAAGTACACAAAGCCCGGTTTGATCCTGTATTTAAATCTCCCTGAAGATACCTTCGATGGTTGGCTGAGAGACGAGGAGGGCAAATGCGCGGGGCTTTCCGGAGTGCTCAAAAAGGCGATGATACGGATGCGGGACGATTTGGAGCAGAGGAACGACACCATGAGCCTGTTCCGGCTCAAGCAGCTATGCTACGGCGGGTACTCGGACAGACCGACGGAGGACAAGGGGCAGGGAATCCGGGTGTCGGTCAGGTTCGGACAGGATGACGGGAAAGCGGCGGTTATGTATGGGAAATAGGATGGATCGGGCGGCCGTTGTTCAGGACGGATGGGCCCTGTGCCCGGTGTGCTGGAGCAAGCTGTGCCGGGTAAAGCCCGGAGCAAGCGCCCGGGGGGTGCTCCTCTGGTGCAAGAGAGACAAGGAGATTGAACTGACAATAGACGGAAACGCTGAGCACCTGGGAGCAGGCGGATAAGACCCGGAGATACCGCTGCGGAGGGTGCGAAACGTGATAGAGCCTTAGAGCCGATCAGTGCGGTTAAACCGCACTGGCGGCTCTTTTTTTGTTTGAAATGGGGTGATTTGTATGGCGGCGCAGCGTGGAAAACCGAAAAAGGCGGTCAGCGGGGAGATACTGCTGGACTTTGGCGTGCCCAATGAGAAGCAGGCCGGGTTTCTGACGTCCACGGCGCGGTACACGGCGTACGGCGGCGCGCGGGGCGGCGGCAAGAGCTGGGCGGTGCGGGTAAAGGGCGCGGCGGGCGCGCTGTACTATCCGGGCATCAAGATATTGATGCTGCGGCGTACCTACCCGGAGCTGGAGAATACCATCATCCAGCCCCTTGTGGAGCTTTTAAACACCGCCGCCGTCGGCGGTAAACCGGCGGGGGACAAGCTCTTTACTTACAATGTCACCATGCGCACCCTGTTTTTCGCCAACGGGTCCATCATCAAGTTCGGGCATTTGCAGAGCGCCGACGCCATCACGGAGTACCAGGGGCAGGAGTACGACTGGATCTTTATGGACGAGGCCACCCACTTCACCGAGTGGGAGTTCCGGGTGCTGGCGGCCACGCTGCGCGGTGTGAACAAGATTCCCAAGCGGATGTATCTCACCTGCAACCCCGGCGGGGTGGGGCATCTGTGGGTGAAGCGGCTCTTTGTGGCGCGGGAGTTCCTGGCGGGCGAGGACCCTGGGGACTATGTGTTCATCCCCGCCACGGTGGAGGACAACAAGGCCCTCATGGAGCATTCGCCGGACTACCTGAGGATGCTGGACCTGCTGCCGGAGGACATCCGGGCGGCGCACCGATACGGCAACTGGGACGCCATGGCCGGGCAGTTCTTCGCCGAGTTCAAGCGGGAGACCCACGTGGTAAAGCCCTTCGTGGTGCCGCGGGAGTGGGTGCGGTACAGGGCCATCGACTACGGCCTCGATATGTTCGCCTGTCTATGGGTGGCGGTGGACTTCGTAGGCCGGGCCTGGGTGTACCGGGAGGTGCAGCAGTCAGGGCTCATCGTCTCCGATGCCGCGGCGCTGATGCGCAGTCTGACGCTGCCGGACGAGAGAATCGCCTACACCATCGCGCCGCCTGACCTGTGGAGCACCCAGAAGGACACCGGGCGGACCATGGCGGAGGTATTCACGGCAAATGGCGTGGGGCTGGTGAAAGCAAGCAACAGCCGGGTGCAGGGGTGGCTCACCCTGAAGGAGTACTTAAAACCCATGCGGGACGGGAGGCCGGGGCTGCTGGTGAGCGAGGAGTGCGCGGGCCTTATCCGCAACCTGCCCGCGCTCCAGCACAGCGGCAAGAACCCCTCGGACTGCGCCACGGAGCCCCACGACATCACCCATATCTGCGACGCGCTGCGGTACTTTGTGCAGTTCCGCACGCTGGGAGCGGTCAGACAGGAGGCGAGAGGGGACATGGAGGACGAGGAGAGCTATGAAAACAGCATGACCGGCGGAGAGGTGGACGAGAGCTACCTGAGGGTGTAGAACGTGTGAACAGGGGGAGAGAGACATGTTTAAAGAACTTGACGCGGAGAGTAAACGTACAAAGAGCTTTGCGGGACCGCTGCTTGAAAAGGTAAGAAAGGATCTGGCGAGGCGAGACACGGAAAAGCCGCAGGTAGTTTTCCTGCCGGTGGCAAAGCCGGAACAGGCGGAGCGAGACACGGAAAAGCCGCAGGTAGTTTTCCTGCCGGTGGCAAAGCAGGACAAACCGACGGCGGCGAAAGGGATCATGCAGACGCCGAAGAAGGAGACGCTACCCTATTGGCCGTCGGGGCCGATCAAGACGGCCACGATGCCCTACCAGACAACGGAACCGATCAGGGCGACGGCGCTGCCCTACCAGACAACGGAGCCGATCAGGGCGACCACGATGCCCTACCAAACGTCAGAACGGGTCAAGCTGCTGCCGCTGGCCGCAACCCAAGAGACGGAGCAGGTGCGCAGAGGAGCCGGAGGCTTTGGCAGTCAGGGCCGGGGCAGCGGCTTTGGTGGGAGCTTTGGCGACGGCCGGGCCATTGGCGGGGGAGCGGCACAGGTCGAGCAGGAGAAAGCGCAAACTTTGCCCATGCGGAGTGGAACGGACGCAGGGGGAGGGACTTTCAAGAATTCAGATCCCAGTAAGAACTGGGGCTTTGGGACGAGCACCCCGGAAATTTATGCTGGGGATATCGAAGGAATTGTGTACGGAATTAAGATATACCAGAAAATTTTGACGAACGGAATGTCGGAGCTGGAGACATTAAAAGCTCAATTTGATGCAAATCCCACGCAGCAGACCAGGGACAACTACAACGTCCGTTGGGAGGCGTATAACAGGGATCTGGGAGTGTATAAGCAATACATGGGTCTCTATCAGACGTACTATGACCCGGAGGACATCAAACGGCGCGAGAAGGGCGTCACCGAGGAAATCTCCGAGCTGAAAGAGAAAAAATGGGAGGACATGACCGATACCTTTTTGAGTAGTTCTCCCATTAGAAACCTGGTGGGAGCCACATGGTCGGCGGACCGTGTAAGGGCGAATTATGATGGGCAAATCACCGACAAGAAGCAGGAGAAGAAAGATCTTGATGAACTCTACTATGTGGCCGAGAACGTGCAAAAGCTCAAAGCGCTCCAGACAGATACCTCCGCACTAAAGAGCTACGACAGGGGAAAAGCGCTTCAAGCAGAGATAGACCGGGTGCTACGGGTGGCCGGTGACGCGCTGGACCACAACGGCGGACAGGAGGTGGTGGCGGACAAGAAGTATCTTCTGAAGAAATACGGCATCACCCAGAGCGCCATTGATCAGTACGCCATTTCGGGAGGGAACTATCTTCCCTCCGAGGACGGGCGCTATACCAACATATTACAGCTTTTTGACGACCTGAAGCGTGAGCTCAACGTGGAAAAAGACAAGCTGTCCGCCAAGGAATATGACTATGACCGCATGGTGGAGTATGAGCAGAAGGTAAAGGAGCAGGAGGCCGCGGCAAGGGGCCTGGAGGAGGCCATACAGTTTGCCAAGGACCACCCGGTCTTAGCGTCTATCGATACTGTGCTCGCATCTCCGTTTGTGGGAATTGATTATCTCAAGACAGTCATTCCCGCCATGATAAACGGGGACCCGGACAATCTGGAGAGCTATGTGCCGCCAAAGCTCTACAATATGGAACTATCCAACTACACCAACGCGGTGCGCGGTACGGTTGCCGAGGGGATCAAGGACCTTGTGGCATGGGAGCCCGCGGGGGAATTCTTGTCTACCCTG